GTTGCTGTAGCAGATTATGCAGGAACAGCTGCAACTAATTTGATTACAATAGCAAGAAATGGATCAAATTTTGAAGGTGGAACTGACGATGGTGCTATAAATACAAACAGACAAACAGGTACTTTTGTTTATGTAGATGCAACACAAGGTTGGATTGCTGTAAATTCAAATGATGCATCTTTTCTTTTACCACAATATATATCTGCAACAGGTGGAACAATAACTTGTTGTGGAGATTACAAAATTCATACTTTTACAAGTCCTGGAACTTTTTGTGTATCTAATGCAGGTAACCCTTTAGGATCAAATACAGTTGATTATTTAGTAGTCGCTGGAGGTGGTAGTGGAGGTAGGGGAGATAATGTACATGGTGGTGGAGGAGGTGGAGCAGGTGGTTTTAGATTTGCTTCTCCTAGTTTAGCTCCATTATGTTATCCAGCAAAACCTTTAGCAGCTCCAGCTGCTTTACCAGTTACAGTTCAAGGTTATCCAGTAACTGTAGGAGCAGGTGGTACAGGTAGTACTGCTTGTAATGTAAATCCAGGCTCTAATTCAGTTTTTTCAACAATCACATCAGCAGGTGGAGGTGGAGGAGCAAATGAAAATTCGACAGCCAGTGCAGATCAGGCAGATAATGGTGGATCTGGTGGAGGTGGAGGAGTAGATAGTTTTTGTAGATCAGCAGGTACAGGTAATACACCTCCAGTAAGTCCACCACAAGGAACAGATGGTAATAAATCACTTCCAAATCCTGTTAATGGTTATGGAGGTGCTGGTGGTGGCGGTGGAGCAATTCAACCAGGTCAACAAAATCCATTATCTGGACCAGGTCAAGCATATGGAGGCGATGGTGGTGATGGTGGAGGTTTCCCTAATGCTTTTGGAACTTCTGGTGAAAACTGCGGTTCATATTATTATTTTTCTGGTGGTGGTGCTGGTGCTTCAAGATCTTGTGTTCCTTCTAGTGCAACTGGAGGATTAGGTGGTGGTGGAAATGCTAATCCATCAACAGCAGGTACTGGAACTGCGAATACAGGAGGAGGCGGGAGTTCAACTTTTGCAGGTGCACCAGGTGGTGCTGGCGGTAGCGGAATCGTAATAATAAGGTACAAATATCAATAGGTAATATGAGTGAAGTTAAAGTTAATAAAATTACACCAACAACAAACTGTGGCACAGTCACACTGGGCGACAGCGGGGATACTGTTGCAATACCATGTGGTGTAACTTTATCGAACTCTGGTTCAATTACTAATTCAGGAACAATCACAAATACAGGAACAATTTCAGGTGGTACTATTACAGGTACAATCGACAATCAAGTTAATTGGGACACAACTGCAAAGACAGCAGGATTTACAGCAGTCGCTGGTAATGGATATTTTGTAAACACAACTTCTGGAGCAATTACAGTCACTTTACCCGCAACACCATCAGCTGGTGATTTGGTTGGTATTAAAGATTACGCAAATACAGCGAATACAAATAATATTACAATAGACAGAAACGGTGAACCTATTCAAGGAACAGCAAACAATTTTACAATTTCAGTTGCAGGTACATCTATCACATTAATTTATGTAGATGGAACTCAAGGTTGGGTTTCAACAGGTGCAGCAAAAGCTTCTGATATTTCTGAACAAGTATTATTTGTAACAGCTACTGGAGGAACAGTAACTTGTTGTGGTGATTATAAAATACATACATTTACAGGACCAGGAACTTTTTGTGTTTCTTGCGCTGGAAATCCTGTTGGTTCTAATACAGTAGATTATCTAGTAGTCGCTGGTGGAGCAGGTGGTGCGGCTGGATCAGGTGGAGGTGGTGCAGGTGGTTACAGAGAATCCGTACCAAGTCCTGCAGCTTGGACAGCTAGTCCATTAGCAAATCCTGGAGGAGCTTTACCAGTTTCAGTATCACCTTATCCGATAACAGTTGGAGGAGGTGGAGCTTCAGCATGTGTTTCTCCAACAAATAGATATGCTCACGTAGGTTCAAATTCAATTTTTTCATCAATAACATCAGCTGGTGGTGGAGGTAATTCTAGTAACTGTCAACCTGGTGGAGGTAAAGAAGCTCAACCTGGATCTGCAGGTGGTTCAGGTGGCGGAGCTGGTTTGTCTGATGGGAGCACACAAACAGGAGGATCAGGTAATACGCCCCCTGTTAGTCCTCCTCAAGGAAATCCAGGTGGACCAGGAGGAAATCCTGGAGGATCAGGAGGTGGTGGTGGAGCTGGAGCTGCAGGTGCAGCAGGTGCTCCTGGAGGAGCTGCAGTATCTGGAGGAGCAGGTGGTAATGGAGTTGCATCAAGCATTACAGGAAGTTCAGTTACAAGAGCAGGTGGTGGTGGAGGTGGATCATGGTATACAGTCTCTCCTGCACCAGGTGGTTCTGGTGGAGGTGGTAGAGGAGGTGGACCTAATGGTACACCAGCGTTATCAGGAACGGCCAACACTGGAGGTGGCGGAGGTGGAGATAGTTTAGGATTTTCTACAGGAAATCCAACTGGTGCAGGTGGTTCAGGGATAGTTATCATCAGATATAAATATCAATAACTATGAGCGAATTTAAGACAAATAAAATTAGTCCAAGAAAAGGGACAACGCAAACTATCGGAGATAGTGGAGATACTTTATCCATTCCTTGTGGTGTAACAGTTACTAATGCAGGAACAATAACTACTGCAGGTATATCAGGCGGTACAATTAATAATTCTGGTGGAACTATAGCAGGTTTAAGAGGACAAGTTGAATGGGACACAACTGCTAAAACAACTGCATTTACAGCAGTTTCTAATAAAGGATATTTTTGTAATACAACTTCAGCTTCTTTTATTGTTACATTACCAGCATCACCAACAGTTGGAGATGTAATTTCATTAAAAGATTATGCAAATACTTTTGATACTAATAAATTAGAATTAAATGCAAATGGAAATAAAATTGATGGTTCAACAACTAATTTTGATATTACTGTTGAAGGAGCCAATTCACAATTTATCTATGTCGATGCAACAAGAGGTTGGGTTTTAACTGATGCTTCGAAGGCAAGTGATATTGCTGAAGCAGCAACTTTTATTACAGCGACAGGCGGATGTATTACAACATGCGGAGATTTTAAAATTCACACTTTCACAGGGCCAGGTACTTTTTGTGTATCTTCCACAGCTAACCCAGCAGGCGGCCCAAATAATGTAGATTATTTAGTTGTAGCAGGAGGAGGTGGAGGTGCGCCAGCTCACGCAGGAGGTGGAGGAGCAGGAGGTTTTAGAACATCATTTCCTTCATGTGGTGTAGGAACAATTCCTGTTTCAATAGTATCATATCCTATAACAGTAGGAGGAGGTGGGCCAGACTGTGGAAATGGGTCAAATTCAGTTTTTAGCACAATTACTTCTACAGGTGGAGGCAATGGAAGATTTGAAAATACAGGAGCACCTGGTGGTTCTGGTGGTGGGGGTTCTAGTAGAGAACCAGGAGCACCTAGAGCTGGTGGAACAGGAAACACACCAGTTGTAAGTCCACCTCAAGGAAATCCTGGGGGAGCTAGTTCACCGCCATATCAAGGTTCTGGTGGTGGAGGTGGTTCTTCAAATAGTGGTTCTAATGCTTCTGGATATAACGGTGGTAATGGTGGAAATGGAACATCAAATTCAATTACAGGATCTTCTGTGACATATGCTGGTGGTGGTGGAGGAGGAGGTGGTAATTCAGGCAGTAGGTCTGGTGGTACAGGAGGTTCTGGTGGTGGAGGTAATGGAGATCCTGGAACTGCTACTCCCTCATCAACAGCAACAAGTGGAACAGCTAACACTGGAGGTGGTGGTGGAGGTGGATCAGGTCAAACTGGAGTAGGGGGCACTGCGGGTGCAGGTGGCGGTTCAGGAATTGTTATTATTAGATATAAATTTCAATAATAATGATATATTTACAAACAAATAAAAATAATATATAAGGAGAAACATTATGGCACATTTTGCAAAACTAGGAGCAAACGGAAAAGTTATTCAAGTATTAACCTTGAATAATTCTGATATGTTAAATGCTGACGGAGTAGAAGACGAAGCAGTAGGTCAACAATATTTAGAACAACACAATAATTGGCCTGCACAAATGTGGATTCAAACTTCTTACAACACATCTGGCGGACAACATAAAAACGGTGGAACTGCATTTAGAGGAAACTATGCAGGTATAGGTTATACTTGGGATGAAGATGATCAAATCTTCTGGCCTAAAAAACCACATGCATCTTGGACTAAAAATATTTCAACTGCATCTTGGGATGCACCTATTACTTTTCCAACAATTACAGATGATGCAGCAGATCCTAATGTATGGACTTGGACTATTACTTGGAATGAAACCGCACATCAAGCTGATAATACTAAAGGTTGGGAAGGTACAAAACATAATGTAGATGGTTCAGATCACACTGATACAGCTACTTATGACTGGAATGGAACTGCTTGGGTTGCTCAATAGTTGACAAATAATTAATATTATTTTATATATAGTGGTGGTATGCAAAAGAAAGTTTTAACAGAGCAAGCTTTATACTTCGGTGACGTTTCAATGCCTAAAGGTTTTGAGATAGATCGAGATAAATTATCAGGCGACATTTTACAATCTACATTTACTAATTCAGAATTTCCATTTTCAAGAACGTGGGACATGCTTAATACTTACATGAGAGATTATGTAAATTTAGAATATGGTTTTCAATTAGTGAATAAAAGAACTTGGGGTGATATGTACAAACCCAATCAACAAACAATTCCCTTACTCAATATTGATCCAGTCGATTTAAGAAATTCACCAGACTATACTTTACTCTATGGTGTAAAAACTAATAACTGTATGGTGCGAATCTTTTATGATGATAATAGAAGAAAAGGAAGAAGTTGGGATATAGAATTAAAAGATAATATGTTTATTATGTTTCCATCAACTAATATGTATTATTTAAACAACAGACAGAAAGATAGTTTGAATTTTGTTCAAACAATAACTTATGAATATATATAAAAATTTTTTACCAAAAGATATATTTAAAACATTAAAAGATACTATGATGGGGTATTATTTTCCTTGGTATTTTAATAGTTTTGTAAATCGTAAGGGAGAAAAAGAAGGTAATTTTCAATTTACTTTTACCTTTATAAGAAATGGTAAAGAAGAATGTTGGGGCGAGTGGATAGATATTATGAGACCAGTATTAAAACATATTAAACATAAAAAAATGGATAAAGTAAAAGCTAATTTATTAACAAAAACAGATAAAATAATAGAACACAAATTTCATATAGATCAGCCTATTGGTACAACAGGTATTTTGTATTTAGATAATTCTAATGGATATACAAAATTTAAAAATGGTAAAAAGGTCAAAAGTGAAGAGAATAAATATGTTGAATTTGATTCAAGTTTAAAACACACAGGTTCAACTTGCACTGATGGACAAAGGAGAGTTGTAATAAACTTTAATTATCAATGAATATATCTAATTATTACTGGTATTTTACATCAGCTATACCACCAAAACTATGTGATGACATAATTAAATATGGTTTATCACAAGCAGAAACTATGGCGAGAACTGGTGGTTATGGAGATAAAGAACTTACAAAAGATCAAATTAGAGATATGAAAAGAAAAAGAAATTC